TGCTCGAACTGTAGGTAAAGCTCGAAGCAGTCGAAGGCGTGTTCGTTGCCGAACGGATCGGAACCGTGATGGCTGAAAGCGGTGTTGTTGTCGAAGACGTTACAACCAGCCAGCTTGGTCCCGCTGTTCGGGCTTAGATAGCGATTCGGTGCGGTGCGGCGATAGCCATACTTGACCAGCAACTCGCCGATATTGTGCGCCGCATTATAGGCATCGATGACCGATGTGCCGGGATTAGGTGCCCGAACCCGAACCGGGGCTTGATACTCAGGCCTAACCTTCCACGGGCATAGGTCCATCATTTGCGGGCGCAACTTGTCCCATTCGTCCCACATGACTTGGAGTTGACGCGGCAGGATCGGAATCTGATCGAAGGGCAATCCTTCCCAGACATAGGGCTGCATCGTGTCGGGATGGATCGACGGCGGCAAGACATCCTGCACCGGCCCACCGCGCAACTCGAAGACGGTCGTGTTGCCCCGGCCATCCTTGTTCGGCCATGCGATGGAATGGCGGGATAGATCATCCCGATGGGCGCGGAAGATCAGCTTGCCTCGCCCCTCCCGGCCCCGGATTCTGGCGGTTGATGCCATCAAGGCATCAAGATCAAGACCCAGCCCCTCGAAGATGATCCGCGTCCATTCCATGTGGTCGATGTCGATCGCGCAAGTTCCAGTCCATTGATGGATGAGGCCGACATTCCAGGTTGAATTTCTTGAGTAGAAATCAATGGCACCCTGTCCGGTGAGCGCCTTGTCCTTCTGGTTCCAGCCGTAAGATGTCGGCCCCTTCTGCCCTGCCGGGATCGGAACGAGATACCAGCCGAGTTCGGTGTACTGCTTGATGCTCGCTATGATGGTCATTTATGCGCGGCCTTCAAAAAACTCCGTGAGCAGTTTTATCGTCTCATATCGAGCGCCGGGAGCGCCATCCCGAATGGCCTTGATCGTGTTGTAGGAAAGGCCGGTCGCCTTGACGATTTCCGGAATGTCAGCCCCGGCAAGTCGGACGCGAATCTCTTCGATGGATAACATTGGTCAGTCTCCTGCTTGGTGATTGCAATTTTTTCTATTGCACGCATTTCAGAAATATGCAATAAGCCATTCCGTTGAGAGAAAAGGAGTTGCCATGAGCAGCAACGTAACAGGGCTTTGCGGGGCCTGGCTTGAAGCCAAACGCCGCGAGGATGAAGCCAAAGCGGCCCGCATCAAGATCGAAGACGAAATCTCCCAGGCACTGGACGCCAAGACCGAAGGCGCGATCACGCACAAGGTCGAGCCGTACAAGGTGACACTCACCCAGCCGATTTATCGCAAGATTGATTTGGGCGTGTGGGAGACCGTCAAGCACGACATGCCCGCCGAGGCTTGGCCGATCAAGGTCAAGATCGAAGTGGACGATGCCGGATGCAAATGGCTGGCAAAAGAGCGGCCTGACCTCTGGTCCATCGCAGCCAAGGCAATCACGGCAACGCCGGGAAAGATCGGCGTCAAGGTGGTGTCGGAATGATCCCGGGATTGGACTTGTACTCTGTCGCTGATGCGTTGCAGAACGCACGCGATCACATCATGCAAGCTAGGGGCAGCATCAATCGCAACCGTGAGATCGATCTTGCGATTGAGAATATACGGGACGCGATGAAACTACTCGGAATGAAGGAGGTGGAATATGGAAACAATCATTGAAATCATCACGCCTGACAAAGCGGAAGAGTATCTGTCTTTCAACTCTGGCAATAGAGCACTGCGGAAATCACATATTGTGAAGCTTGCTTCTGAAATGAAGCAAGGCAACTGGCAATGTACTCACCAAGGAATTGCATTCAACGATAAAGGCTTTTTGATAGACGGCCAGCACAGGCTTCACGCTGTGAAGATGTCAGGTGTCTGCGTCAAGATGCAAGTCACCAGGGGTGTCAATACACCAGATCATCTGTCTCTCAAGATTGATTTGTCGGCACGGAGGTCTACTGGTGATTTGCTCAAGATGCCGACTAAAGTTGCCAGTGTTGTAACTGTGCTGGCTCGAATGATGAATGGCTGGGGGAGTGTTCCGATTTCATACGTCGAAGAATGTTCCAAAGTGTTTCGAAGCGATGCTGAAAGCATTTGCGCGATTTCATCGTCGCACATGGCTTTGATTGATAGTGCTCCGGTAAAAGCGGCGGCAGTCGCCATGTCAACACTCAGCAAGTCTTATTATGCTAATGCAGTCATGGCGAGATTGAATGGTCAAATGTACGATCAGATGACTCCTATTGAGCATGCATATTGCAAGATTTGCGCAATGCGAACCTATGACAAAAGTGATCCATATAACACATTCGCAAAGGCCTTGTCGGTTTTTGATGAACGCAATGCTGCTGCTACTAAAGTGTATTTGTCAGAATTTCGTTACGCAGAAGCAAAAGATGCAGTGATAGCTAGAATGAAGGAGCATCAGAATAATGGCAATTGATCTGAAATCATTGTCCAAGCCGGTGGGGCAACGCCCAATCATCGCAACGGTGTTCGGTGAAGGCGGCATGGGCAAGAGCACGCTGGCTGCGATGTTCCCAAGGCCGGTCTTTATCCGCACCGAGGACGGCACGGCCAGCTTGGCTGGCAACGATGAAGTGATGCTTTTCCCGCTGGTCTCATCAAGCCAGGAAGTGCTTGACCAGATCGAAGCACTGGCAACGCAGGAGCATGACTTCAAGACGGTCGTGATTGATAGCATCACGCAGCTTGCCACGCTCATCGAGCATGAGATTGTTGCAGCCGATCCCAAGGCTAAGAGCATCAACCAAGCCGGTGGCGGTTACGGGGCGGGCTACAACACCGCCGCCGATAAGCACCGGCAGGTGCGGGAATGGGCTGGCGCACTGGCCTACGAACGCGGCATGAACGTGGTCTTTATCGGCCACGCTGACACCGAGACGCTCGATCTGCCAGACTTTGATCCATTCGCTAGATACACGGTGCGGATGCACAAGAAGTCACTGCCACACTACACCGACAACGTAGACTTGGTGGGCTTGATCCGGCTCAAAACCTACGTTCGAGGTGATGGCGACAAGAAGCGGGCGATCAGCACGGGAGACCGGGAGATCATCTGCTTCCCGCAAGCTTCGAGCGTGACGAAGAACCGTTTCAACATCACCCAGCCGCTGCCGTTCACCTTTGAGAGCGGCAACCCTTTTGAAGCATTTGTAGCAAAGTAGGAGAAGAGAATGAGACTGAATGGATTCGACGCGAATGTCGTTGAGCCGAGTGCGCCGCGCGAAACGATCCCGGCTGGCAAGTACAAGGCTGTGATCACCAAGAGCGAGGAGCGCCCCACGAAGGCACAGACCGGCTCAATGCTGGTGCTCACCTGCCAGATCATTGAAGGGCCGCATCAAGGCGTTAGCCTGATGGACCGGCTCAACCTCAACAACCCGAACAAGACGGCGGAAGAGATTGCCCAGAGGACGCTCTCGGCCATCTGCCGCTCGGTTGGTGTGATGATGCCGAACGAGAGTTCTGACCTCCACGACAAGCCGATGATGATCACGGTGAAGGTCAAGCCCGCAGAGGGTCAGTATCAGGCATCGAACGAGATTGCCGGATATGAGCCGTGCGAAGGCGGCGCGAAGGCTGCGGCACCTGCGGCGGCTGCAACGCCACCCTGGAAGAAGAAGTAAGGCGAAGCATATTAAAGAGCGGGGCGGCTCTCACGGGTCGCCCCAACTATCAAGGGAGGATTACATGACCACCGACACCTATGCAATCGAACGCCTCATGAAGCAGCAGCTAGACGGCAATTTCTGGAGCTTCGATGTCGAAGGCCGGATCGTCTGGAATGATGTGGCGGTTGACTTCATCCCGCAGTTCAAACGCTACACATGGACGGATGGCGAGGAAGATCGGCCCAAGACGCAAATGGTTCGCCGCGATTGGTCGATGGATGACTTCCGGCGGATCGAGAAGCTGCGGATCAAGAGGCGATTCTGGAATCAAATTGCCAAGAACTTCGGCGCAAGCGACACCGCCACGAGCGACTTCTACAAGCGTGTCATTGCCCAGCAAAACGAGAACATGACGAAAGAAGTCACAATCAGGCGGATGAAGATCATCAAGTGGATGCACGACGAAGGAATCAATGCAAAAGCAATTAGCATGTTTATGCACTATGATCGAAGGATGATCGAGAGCGTTACAGGGAGGGAAGACGAATGAAACTAGACATGACATCGCCAATCATAAAGGCTATCTATCAGCGATACGAAGACAACCGCCGCAACGCACACAGGCCGCATCTTGGCGGGTCGCAGATCGGGAACATCTGCTCTCGTGCGCTTTGGTATCAATTCCGGTGGACCTATACCGAGAAGCATGAAGGTCGCATCTTGCGCCTCTTCGAGACTGGCGAACGCGAGGAAGGACGGGTGATCCAGAATTTGCGCGCCGCCGGTTGCACCGTCTGGGATCGTGATCCGGCAACAGGCCAGCAGTTCCGATATACGGCGGTGGGTGGGCATTTCGCCTTGAGCCTGGACGGAGTGGTCGAGGGCTTGCCGGAAAGTTCCAAGGTACACACGCTCGAAGTGAAGACCATGAGCGAGAAGTATTTCAAGGTGCTGTGCAATCTCGGCATCGAGAAGGCGAAGCCGGTCTACTATGCACAGTGCCAGATCGGAATGCACCTGAGCGGGCTGGATCGGTGCCTGTTCATTTCGGTCAACAAGAACACCGATGAGATTTATGCCGAGCGGTTGAAGGTCGATCATGCCTTTGCAGAGTCGCTTATTGAGAA